AAGTGACGATCGGGTGTAGACACCAACATATGACGTGACGCTGTGGGTGCGCCAGTTATAATAGTTGCTCTTGTTTCCGTTGCATTTGATAAACTAGAGTCCCATTCAAAACAAGCACCATCATGAATTAAACAAATCGCTTTATCTCCAAAATTATCTAATGACCACATCCCTGGTTCAAGGACCAAGTCTCCTGATGCAGCCTCACCCCATGCAACATAATCTGATGAGTTAGTTACTGTAGCACCACTAGAGTGTGCAGAGCGAGTTGAGTTTCTAACTGCTCTTGTAATCCCTGTTAAATTATTTCCAGAAACTCCTGTATAAGAAATTTCTTCATTACCAACTTGAATAAAGTTTGTACCTGAATCAGGAAAGTTGGTCGTACTTGTTAATGTAATAGAAGTTCCTGATCCTCCTGTTCCTGCAGTGTTATCTGATAAAGAGCCATTTAAAGTTGTAGTAATTGCAGAAGTGTCTTCACCTCCCCAAGAACCTAGTCCCCAACCAAATCCTTTTGCTTGAACAGCAGGACCTACAGTATAATACTTTTGTACTCTGATTCCTCCCGAAGTTGTGGCTCCAGAACCTGTTTCATTAGATGGCATTGTAATTGTAAGAGTAGTTGTTGTAGGTGCAGTAGCGACCATAAATTTTTTGTCGTCAAAATCAGATGCGCTAAAATTAGAATTTGTTATTGCCGTAAAATTGTCAAGTAATAGTATGTCTCCAGGATTTGCACCGTGCGCACTACCAAAAGTTAGTGTTACTGTTGGTGATCCATTGGTCGTGCTAAATGCGTTTGTAAGAGTTGATGTAGTTTGAATAGGATGAATATCATAAAAAACACCTCCTGAGTAAGCATATAATATTCTGTTAGTTCCTATAATAGCATATCTTCTACCTAAACTATTAATATAATGATGAAGACCTCTTCCTGCTCCTGTTAACTCATTCGCATTTTGCGCACCTAATTGATTCCAACCACCTATTTTTTCAGGTGTTCCATATCTAAATCTAACATTATCACAGTCAATCCATTGACCTTCTGCCCCTGTAGGTGTGACTTGTTTATTAATACCTGGTTGAAATCCTATCTTTTGTAGCATATAACCTACTATATAATACTTATGAATATAATGAAAGCGAGAATAATTTGGTTTCCCGAACGTCTATCATACATAGATTTTGACTCATTACAAGATAAAATAGATTGGGATCAAGAACATTTAAAAACTGTTCGTAAATACATGAAAGAAGACGGATTGTTATTTCCTGCTGTATTTAAAGACAGTGAAATACATTGTGGTCATTATAGATTTAAAATAGCTAAAGAGATGGGTTATGATGGTATTGATGCCTATAAAGTAGATACTTTTAAAGAAGCTCTTCATTTGACTAATTTTAGTGAATTATGTTATAAGCATTATAAAGAATATAAAGACAAAAATTATATATGAAAGTTACTAGTATTAAAGATCTCTTGATAGTAAAAGACAATTTTTTTGAAGAAAAAGTATATAACCAAATACTTTATGACATTTCAAGATTAAAATTTGAAAGTCGTTATAGTACATGTAATGAAAAAAATAAAAACATTTATCAAAAAATATATTTTAATGTGCCCTTAAATAAAAACCATTTTGCAGTAAAAGAAGTCTATAAATTATTATCGGAATATGGACTAAATTTAATTTCTACAGAACATAATTATTTTTTAAGCACTAAACACAAAGAAGCATCTCCACATGTTGATCATTATTCAGATGTTAATTGTTTAGTATATTTAAAAGGAATTAACATCTTAAATAGTGGCACTGGTTTTTATCAAAAAGAAAATGATAATCTTGTTTTAAATAGACATATAGGATTTAAAGAAAACAGAGCGTTAATTTTTGATTCTAAGATATTCCACACTTCTTTACAATTTAATGACGTAACAGCAACAAGATATGTCATGGCTAATTTTTTTAAATATAAAAACACTAAAATGGAGGATAAAAATAATGTATGAATCATTAACAGAAGCAATCAAGTTTCATGCAGCAAATCAATCTAATTGGATTGGAGAAGCGTTAGCAGAATATAAACATAATATTTTTAATTTAATAAAAGAAAATAATATAAAAACCATTTTGGATTATGGTTGTGGTAAAGCAATATTTCACTCTATTTTGTTTAATAATAAAAAAGTTCCTGGCTCACCTATGGGTATTGATGTTACTCCTTACGACCCAGCAGTTCCAGAATTTGCTAATAAACCAAATGAACAATATGATTTAGTTTTATGTGTTGATGTAATGGAGCACGTTCAAGAAGATAAAGTTGAAGAAGTTCTTAAAGATATATTTACTTTTAGTAACAGAATATTTCTTACAATCACTTGTTATCCTGCCACACAAACTCTAGTTAATGGTAAAAATGCACACTACACTATTAAGGAACCTGATTGGTGGAAAGAAAAATTAAAACCTTACGATGGAAATTATATTGTTATTTTTCAAACAAAACCTGATAGAGGTGGTAAAGTTGTTAATAAAGAAGAATGGAAACCTAGTAAAACTACTTTAAAAAAATTAGAAAAAAATGACAAAACTTTAGACGAAACTCAGAAAGAAAAAGCTAAACTATTATCTAAATGATAAATCTAATAGATAAAAATAATAAATTAAACGAAAATAAAAATAGTCTAGTAGTAACTTATCCAAGGACTGTTCATATTATATTTGGTAATTATCCATACCCAGAAAAAATACATAATTTTATTTTAGAAATTAAAAATAATTTAAATGAAAAAATGGAGGGATATACAAATGTAAAAGGAGGAATGACAAATTGGAGTCATTTTATAGATAAACCATCGTATAAAGATTTTATATCTTATGTAATTAATAAACATCAAATATCACATCCAAATATTTTTGAACATTTTTTTGAAAAATATATTCTTAGAGAGGCTTGGGGAAATGAAATAAAAACTAATGATAGTTTAGATTATCATTTTCATCACCATATTCATGGAATTTTATATTTAACAAAAGGCTGTGATTTAAATATACCTGAACTAAATATAAAAATAACACCTGAACCTGGAGACTACTATATATTACCGCCTCAAATACATCATGGATTTGAAAAACATAATGAAGAAAATAATAGATACTGTTTAGTTTTTAATATGCATGACAATCCAATATCTCGTTTTGATTATAATAAAAAAATTGAAAAAATAAAATGAACTATTTAGAAGCTGTAGTACAAATAAATAATATTGTCGAAGATAAATTTTGTAAAGAAATAATAGAGTATTATGATAATATTAATTTAAAATCTTTAGGTGTAGTGGATCCATCTGATCACACTTCTAGAAAGGTTTTAGGAAAACATTTAGATCACAAAGAAGATAAAATTATCTTTAATAAGATAAATAAAAAAATAGAACAAATTTATAATTTTTATAAAATTAAATTTCCAAAAATTAGATTAAATAAAATCTATGAAATAGATTTATTAAAATACGAAGTAGGAGGATATAGTAAATATCATGTAGATGTTTATACAGATATTCCAAGATACCTTAGTGTTATAATAAATTTAAATAATGATTATGAAGGTGGAGATTTAATTTTTGTAGACCAAAAAAATAAAGAAACAAAAAGATGCAAATTAAACACAGGTTCTGTTGTGTTTTTTCCAAGTAATTTTATGTACCCACATGGAATTGAAGAAGTAACAGAGGGAACTAGATATAGTATAGTAGCATGGCTTCAATAAACGTTCAGATTGATAACTTATTTTCAAATTTAATAGCTGTTAAAAATATAGATATATTAAAATTAAATGTCGTAGGTAAAAATTTTAAAAAAACTTTTGGATCCGATATAAAAACTACTCTTAAGGGTAACACATTATTTAATAAAAACTCAATAAATTATTTAAATATAGAACTTAGATCTATGCTAGAATATTTGTTAAAACCATATTGTAAAACTTTTGTTTTTAATGTGTGTGACATATGGTTAAATAAATATAGTAAAAATGACTATCAAGAAAGTCACGTTCACCCTAGTGATTTTTCTTTTATAATATATTATAAAATAGATAAATCTTATACAGTTTTTAATAATCCAGTTAAAAATTTATTAGAGATGCGTGATAGTAAAATATTTAACAAAGAGTATAAACCAAAATTAAAACAAGGAGATTTAATAATTTTTCCTTCTTATTTAGAACATTGGGTAAAACCTAATTCTAATAACATAACAATTGCAGGTAATATAAAAATTATAGATATAATTAAATGAATGAAAAAACTGTAAACATAAATAATTTTATTGGTGTGTATGATAACTATATCATGCCACAAGAATGTGAAAAAGCTATAAAGTTATATGAAAACCAAAATAAATTTAATAAAACTTTTAGTAGAATTAGTTTTGAAAAAGCATCTATCCTAAGTAAACAAGATCAACAATTTTTTGCAGGACCAAATAATATAAATATTTGGTGGGAAGAGTTAAAACCTATGATAATAAATTTTGATTTAGCGTGGAATCATTATTCAAAAAATGTGGGTGCAACCGATGCTTATGGCGGTGAACCCTTTCATTATGCAGATTTAAAAATACAAAAAACACTACCCACAGAAGGATATCACATTTGGCACATAGAACATGCTAAAGGATATGAGAATGAAAAAAGAGCGTTTGTTTTTTCAATATATTTAAATGATGTAAAAGAAGGAGGAGAAACAGAATTTTTACATTTTTCAAAAAGAGTAAAACCGAAAGCTGGTAGAATAGTTATTTGGCCTGCAGGTTTTCCATATTTACATAGAGGAAATCCACCTTTATCAGGTGAAAAATATATTCTAACATCTTGGATGTTATTACGACCGTGATTAATATATAATATGAAACTGGTTTATTCTATTCCAGAAAAAATTTGGTGTATACATAATTTTTTAGATTATAACTCATACAAAGGTATTCATGATGCCATTATCAAAGAACGAAAAAAGATTAATTTAAAAACTACTAAAGGACTTTGGAACGAAAATTTAATAACTAATATAAATCCTCCAGATAGAGTTCAAGTAAGTAATTATAAACCTTTTGACAAATTAAAAACACTAGTTTCACACAATGCATATTTTAAATTACAAGATGTAAACTATATGTCTACAACTATTCATTACATGAAAAAAGGTGCAGGTATAAACTGGCACAATGATGGTGATTGGAAGTATGGAGCAACTTATTACATAAATAGAAGGTGGAATAAAAATTGGGGTGGTGAGTTTATGTTTTCTAATGAAAATGGTTTTAGTTTTTTACCTTATGTGGGTAACTCTTTAGTTATCGTTAAGGCTCCAATTCAGCATAAAGTAAACCCTGTCTTGAGTCCAATTATACCTAGAATTTCTGTACAAGTTTTTATGAAATAAATTAACTAGGTCTTGCACCTAATCTAGCTATTTTCTCTTCTGAAGTTTCTCCATCAACATTATCATTGTCCCATTCTTCTTGTAAATAAGTTAAATGAGCTGCATTCCATTTGTCAATAAAAGGTTGAAAATCTAAACCAGTGCTAGCCCAAGTATCATTAGGTGTCGCATCTCTAAATTCTACTTCATCGTCAGCGTTTGAAGTTTGATATTGAATTGCCCAAAAATTTGAATAATCTGGATTGTTCCAAAAATCATTATCATCTATCTCATAACTATTAGGTTGATTATCAGGACCTATATCTGATTGATTAATTATTAACTTGTCATCAAATACTACTGTCCAAGTTCCTTTAGCCGCCATTTTTTCTCCTATGTTTTTATAATGTAAATTACTGTTAAATATGGTTGTAGCACTGACGTTGAATCCCCTGTAAAGTTAGCACTCATGTTGTGTTGGTGAGCACTACCTGAACCTGTTTGACCTGTGTTTCTGTTTTCAGGTGCTTGGTTAGGTAAATCTTGGTCAATTGAAACTTGAGCCATAGATCTACCACCAACGCCAAAATTGTGTTGGTGAGAAGCAAGTTGAGCTACTGTTAAAGAAGCATTCGCTGTAGATCCACCAATGTTTCCAGTAGCTTGAACTGTATTAGCTCCACCAGTAGATGCCAAAGCTTTGTTATTAGATTTTCCAATCGCTACGTTATCTGCTAGGTTTGGAAGAGTAAAAGTAGTTGAACCATTACCTGCACCATAAGTTGTACCTACGATTGCAAATAATGCAGAGTAAGTTGATCTTGATACAGCTGAACCGTCACATTCTAAAAATCCTGTTGGCACAGATGAATCTGACCATGGAACAATAGTTGCTGTAGGTATACCTTCGATACCAGTAAGATCTGCTCCTGAAAAATTGTATTTTGTTGCTTCGTAGTTTGCCATATTATTTCTCCGTGTAAGTCCATCCTACGTTTGAACCAGAATAAACTAATCCAAATGCTGCACCCTCAGTATTAACCACTAAGTCTGCTGATGCATTAGCTATTTTAGAACTATTTCTTCCAACAGTCAATGCGTTAGAATCAAACGTATATCTTGAATCTACAAAATGAACTTCATCACCAACTGCAGGTGATGCAGGTAGTGTAATTGTAACAGCTCCACCATTTGTTTCTACAAATAATTTTGCACCTGCTTGTACTGTTTCTGCAGCACTTACTGTTCTCCATTTTCTATATTCGTTTGCTTTTACAACATTTGTTCCATCTGCATATAAAACATAACAATTTCCCTCACACAAAAGAACTCCTGAACCAGAGGCAGTTTTAAAAGTTAATGTGTAACCAGCGTGATCTGTGCCATCTATGATGTTGTATACTTTTTCAATACTATCTGGACACGTAACTGTTCTGTTAGCTGCTAAAGTTCCAGTTAATTTTATTGTGGCATTTCTCGCATTTGAAATTGTTGCATCAGACATTGCAAGAGTAACATCAGACGATGCTGCACTTATTTCCTCATACCCTGCTATTGCTTGTTGAGCAAGATTTAAGTTATTATTAGTTTTTGTTCCCCATGTACCAGCGTTTTCACCAGTAGCCATTAGTTCTAATTTTAAATCAGAAGAAAATGTTGATGCCATAATTTTTATCTCCTATGCAGCGTCAGTATAACTTGTATTTGATCCAGTTGCAACATTAGAATAAGTATCATTCGAACCTATTGAGGTATCACTATATGATGAATTTGAACCAGTGTCAACATTACTAAAAGAGTCATTTGATCCTGTATTAATGTTTTTATAAGCCTGTATTCCAATTGAAGGTTCTGCAAAAATAGCTTGTAATCCAGTTAAACCCATTACATCTGACGGGGTTATAGATCCAACAGAAGACGTTGCAGCTATGCCTGTTAAAGGAACACCTATCGCAGGAGCTATAGATCCCACTGCTGATGTAGATGCAACACCCGTTATATTAATTATTTGTGCATCATCAATTTCTATCTCACCTACACTAGCTGTTGCTGAAACACCAGTGATTGTCGCTGGACCAAATTCTAAACCTAACGTTCCTACATTAAATGTAGATGATACTCCAGATATTGATGCAGGACCAAACTCTAAACCTAGTGTCCCTAAATTTACTGAAGTTTCTTGACCTGTAATTGCTGGTGTTGAATCTATTGTAAAAGTTACACTTCCAACATTTGTAGTTGCTTCTTGACCAGATAAACCAACTGCATCTGCTGGCGATATTGATCCTACACTTGCGGTTGCATCTAAACCTACTGCAACAACAATTTCATTAGGAGACTCACCCCAAGAATTATCTCCCCAAGCATCTCTACCCCATCCAACTAAAGTTCCTACATAAGACAAAGTTGGAGTTGAAAAACTAGCTGACACTCCTGTAACAGCTGCAATTTCTATTGTTTCAACTGAAACACTTCCTACACTAGCTCTTGCAAATTTTAAAAGTTGATCTCCAGATGGTGGATCTGCTACCATTTCTAAAGGAACACCTATACCTTGAACAACTGTTCCTAAAGAAGATGTTGCTTCTATACCACTCGGAGTTATTAATTCATCAGCACCTTCTCCCCAATCTGCGGTTCCCCAAGTTAATCTACCCCAACCTGTTTCATTAAATTCTTCTGCATCACCTAATGACACTGTTGCAGAAACACCTGTTACTTCAACAACAGTGCTTATTGCTAAACTACCTAGATTAGCTGTAGCCTCTATACCTGTGATATCTGGAATTATAAATTGAGCAGCTACTACTGATCCTAGAGAAGTTGTAGCAGAAAGACCTGTGGGTTTTACAGAATATTCTACACCCCAACCTGAATTACCATAAGCTTGTCTACCCCAACCCTCTACGTTAAAAGCAGATTCATCACCTATTGATGTTGTAGCAGATACACCTGTTAAAGAAACAGTAACAACGTTAGAATTCCATGAGTTGGAACCCCAAGAATTTTGTCCCCAGGTAGTTGACATAAGGATGTCCTCCTTATGCTATACGAATAATAGCGTTAGATGCGTCTGCTGTTGGAAATTGAATTGTAAATGTTCCACTTGATACTGTTTTGTCACCACCAAAAGCGATAACAGCAACAGCTTTGTCAGATTGTGAATCATTATAAATTAATGCACCATTAGCTGTAAAAGATGCTGAAGTGAAACTTACATCTGCAAAGTCACAAAATGCAGTTGTTCCCGATGTTGTTGGCGTAACACTTGTTAATGTTGCACCACCTGCAGTGTATGCAGATCCAGATGTATTTGAAATTTCGTTTGAAGTTGAATAAGCAGTTGTGCCTGCACCTAAAGATGCAGAACTTGTGTATAAAGCTATTTTAAAAGTATTACCACTAGAAGCAGTAAAATTGTGTGTACCCACTAAAATTTCTTGTTTGAAACTTGTACAAATTGCCGATGATATAGCCATAATTTTTCTCCTACGGGTTTGGTGAATTTATTGGAATACGAACAGTGCCATCAGTATAGTCATCTCTTCGTCTTCTACCAATTTGTTCACTAGCAAACTTTTGTACCTCTTGTTTATATTTATTTTCATATAAAGTCAACATATCCATTGGACCTTTTAAAAATGAATATGCCTCTGATAAACAACAATATAATAGCCCGTTTGGAAAATTAAGACTAATATAATTAGTATCATCATTCTCTAATAATGCAGGTGCTGCATTATAATGAACTCTAAATTTGTATGTTGCATCAGGAACTGGAGCAAACATCATTCTTCCAGAAGTAGTATCAGACTCTCCTGTTGCACCACCAAACATGGCATAATATTTAGGTTTTCCTCTTTTAGCTGATTCTGTTGATGAAATATATTCTTGTAAATATGAAATGTCTTTTTTTTCTAAAAATATATTTGCTCCTGTAGTAGCAGAGGTCGAGTCATAAACTTGTATAGCTCTAATAAAAACTGCTCCTGCTGGAGAGTTAATTGTTTCCTGCCCTACAACTAAATTACCCTCTTGTTGTTTCCTGTCTGCATCAATTGGCACATCTCTAAAAATTCTATACTGTGCATTTAAAATAATATTTTCTAAAACAGAATCTGATAGGACATTAGAATCTGTTTCTGTATAACTTCTAATCTGTGTCTTTAATCCTGATGCACTTAATCCAGCCATTACTTAATAATCTCCCTACAATCTGGACAACTTTTTTTAAATCTTAAATGTGTTGAACAATGTTCTGGTTTAGGTTTTTCTACCTCTTCATATAAAACAAGATGTGGATCTTGTTTTTCTGGTTTAAATATATTTTTTATCCAATTCCAAATATTACTTATCATGGTGTTATTGTAACTGGTCCTGCAGACACAGTTGGCCCTCCTGCTTCTTCTGTTATACTAGGAGTTGAACCTAGTGTAAACGTATATTTATCTGTTGTAGTTACTGTTATACTAAAACCTGAAGAGTCCTCGTAGGCTGTAAAAGCCACACTCCCAGGACTTCCTTGCACGTTTCTAAATCTTACTGTGTCTCCAGAAGTTCTTCCATGATTATTTTCTGTTACAGTTACTGTTGTCGATGACGCTGTAGTAGAAAAAGGGTTATTACCTAACATAACAGCAACAGCTGGTTCTACTCTATCCGTTCTAACATTTCTTAAAGCTATACCATCTGCACCATGTGGTTTAGGCTCTAACTGTGGTTGTTTAGCTTCGTATTCTGAAACATGAACCAATGATCCATTCCATTCTTTAAGCATTTCTCTATAGGGAAATTCCATACCAGATCTATCTGATATTGCTTTTGCATATTTACCTGTTGCGTACTTTGCCATTATACTCCTGGGTAATAAGTTTTAGGTGTTATATGTGTGCTTGCTGCAGAACCATCTTCAGCTAACGCTCTCGCTAATTCATCTTCGTAATATAGTTTTGTTTGTTGAACTAATTGTGGTTGATATTTTTGTGCGAGATAAAATGCAAGTCCTGATACCATACAAGGAACAAATCTAAATGGAAGATCTGTTGCGTTTGTATAATCTCCAACGTCTTGAATTCTTTTTATAAAATAAAAATGCATGTCTTTAGATGCATTTGTAGAATCAGGTGTAGGGTAAACGTGTATTCTAACTTTATCAATAAATCTTTCTACCCAATATTGATTAGGTGTACCTTTAGATAACTTATTAGAAAAACCTGCGTAAGTAGATCTATCTACTTTTGTCATTGGTGAATCTGATTGTGTAGTTTGAGTTCTATTA